TCGCTTTTCGCTCCATTTCTTTTCGTTTTAATTGTTTTGTGATATGTCCTTTTTTCATTGCAAATTAAAAGAGTGAGCTCAGGGCTCACTCTCCTTTCGTTTTATTTAACTGAGTAGTCAAATACTTTGATTGTGTAAACACGGTTAGCTACAGACTTACCATGATCAATGTCAGGCACCTTTGTAACCATCGCCTTTGTTCCACCAACAACCTCTTTGATTTCGTTATTACTGTTCACCCAGATAGGGAACATCGTACGTTCGTTTGCTAGTTTGTTTAATGTTGTTATAGATGGTGATGTTTGATTCAATGTGATTTCAATTGTGCCCAATTGATCTCCATTAATTGATACAACTGCATCACCTTGAGCTGAAGAACTAGCCTCAAAGTTATCGTTATCCTTAGAGCACTTAACCATCGTGCCGTCTGCATAACCTGTGATAAACGTACTATTCACTGTTGTAGTAACTTTTCGTGCATCATATGTGCCAATATGTCCAGTCATCTAAGAACCTCCTTATGCAGATATTTCACCTTTGATTTTAGCTTCATGAATGGCTCCTTCTAGTTCGAAACTAAATGACAAACCATCATATTTTCGAGTTGCACGATCTGACGCTGAAACTTCTGCTCTTTTTTTAGTTTTGATTGTATATAAATATTGATTAGCTTCATCAGTAGCGATAATACCATTCTGACCAGCTACTTCTAACACAGTGCGTACAGCGTCTTCTATTTGAGCTATACCAGCGTCAGAATAGGCAATTTGTTGCAAATAAACGTTGCACCTGCTGTTCAATATTGATTTTCACCCAATCCTTACCGTGCATGACATCGATATATTCCCCACTGATTACCTTACCTTCAGAAGTTTGATCAATGCCGGCCTTAGTAACATAGGCAATACCGCCGTTTCTGTGAATTTCCTCAAGTTGAACAGGCGTAATATCTTGAGGTGTAGCAAATTTCAACGTTTTAAATTTCCAAGTTACAGATCCGACAGGCTTTGAACCAACTTGTCCTATGAGTGCAGCATGAAGGAACTCAGATATTTTATTGTGTTGAATAACAAATGTACGATCATACTTACCTACTTTTAATGTTTCTAAATCGGTTGCACTATCAACCACATGAGTAGCAATCTTTAATTCTTTTTCCTCAACTACATCGCTAATTTCTTTATAGTCTGTAACTGCTCCTGTATCTAACATCACGAAATACCAATCATTATAAAAATATTTTTCTAGGACCGATACGGGCGTGATAGGGGTCTCTGCTGATGGGCTATAAGTCGCTATTGCAACTTTGGCAGGTCTACTATCACCCTGATTGAAAATTTGTTTCGCAATTTTATAACCATCCGATTCTTCTCCAATTGCTGTTTTGATATCTTCTAGATCATCAAATTCTTTGTAAAAACTTGCTCCATCTTTTTTCACTAAAATTAACGGTGTACCTAAGCCGGTCAGTGATGACGGCTTACTAATGTCAATCGTGACTGTGACGTCTTGTAATGGCATTAAATCTCCTCCTTCATTTCAACACTTTCAATGACATCGATTTCAAACGTTTCTCTACCTCTTACTCGCAAACGAACATCAAATCCAACACGACGTTCATAATCGACCGTTAAAAAAACATCATGGTTGTTTGCATTAAGCACTTCAACAACTGTGATGTTTGCGTCTGATAGATCAATTGTGGCTTTACCTAAAAAGTAACCTCTAGCCTTATTTGAGTAATTCTCTGCATCTTCAATTTTCTCAGCATTACATGTGATTGATAAAACAATCTCTATATCTTGTTCAATAGTCATTAGGTTATCATCGACTGATTCAGTTACATTCCCCATACTGATTGCAGGTGAAATACTTTTGATAGAGAAAAAGGGGTACGGAAGTTGTTTCCCCATTCCTTCCGCTTGAATTACTTCGATTTTCGTGTAATTAGAGAGTCCGTTTTGTGTAGGTATCCATATATCATCGTATTTATACATTGGTCCCTCCTTGTGCATTTTCTCTATGCCTCATGAGATATATGTGAACATCTGTATACTCAGTCAGGTCCTTAAACGCCTGAATTGTGTAAGTAGCACCTTTATACCTCACTTTGGTGTCTATTTTAATAGGCTCTACAACGTATAATTTCTTTTCTTTAACTGTATACAAGCCACTTTCAATGTACTTTAAATCATCATTATTCAGTGGCAATACAATACCTGTCATTGGAACTTCTTTAGATTTACCTGAAACCCATTTCCCATTAATGTATTTTCCCTCTTGATCTATTAAAGCAGTGAAAGGAACACTATTTTGCTCAATAACTTCTTTAAAAATCATTAAATCAGGCATTATTTACGCACCACCCTATAAGTTATTCGCATACGCAAGCCTCCTGTATCAATCAGTGGATTGCTGGAACCTTTTTTAGCAATAGTAGCAGGAGCGTTCGGTGGAGCATCTAAATCAGTGATATTTTCTTGAATATCACCAACCATTCGAGCGCCTAAACGATTAAAAAGCGTTTGTACATCCATTTGTAGTGCAAGAACGTGCTTAAGTTGATTTTTAAAAAAGCTCGTCCATTCCTCATTTTTTTCGTCGAAAGTGGTTCTTAAAAATGAACGTTCAGGAATTGAAAATGAACCTTTCCCGCGTTGAATCGTTGCTCCGAACTCATGAACACTTGCAACCATTACATATTCATCACTCCCAAATATGCCCACTTCGACAGAGTAGTTTTTAAGTTCTTTCAACACGTCTTTTAAACGACTAATGTTATTCGTGTCCGTAAACCTCACGTTGATTCTAGCCATCTTAAAGCACCACCAAATTAATTGACTTTTTGGGCTTTAACTGCTCTTCTAACTCTTCTAAAATACGTTGATATTCTTGCCCATATTTTGTCGCTAGCATGCCAATATTCTTGTTTGGCTCGCTATATTGGCGCTCGATAACGTCAACTTTCTCACGAATTACTGTTTGGTCTTTTGTTACACTTAAAACAGCTAAGTGAGCAGCAAAATAACGAGCTAAACGCTCTTGGTATAACTCTGGAACAGACAAAGAGGACACTTCAAGTGAAGCATCCTCAATGTACATTGTTAGTCGTTCATCAGTGATTAGAGTGAATTCATCACTTAGCATACGTATACGCTCAATTGACGTTAACAACATGTGTATCTCTCCTATTTTTCGGGATTTTTCAATTCTTCAATGCGCTTATCGATGGCATCAAGGACAGTTTTACGGTCCTCGTCACCCTTCAATTCCTCAAGCATGTCAATGTCAAACGCATCTTCAACCATTGCAATTGCATCCTTTGCAGATGGTCTTGTTTTCTCACTGTCATAGACAAACTCTCCTATATCATTAAGATGTTTCATCAGTGGGTGAGTAAGAAAATGTTCAATTTCCTTTTCATCAACATTATTTGTACCAGGATTAAGTGTTAAATCATTTGCTGTATATGAGTGATTACCTTTATTTTGTACTAACATTGATTAAGCCCCCTTTAAATTCCGTCCGCACGGCAAATAGCCATTGGATATCGAATGATTAAGCCTGTTGTACGCTCTTCGAAAGGTACTTTCGTATTCGGGAATGCGTACTCTTGTGGATGACGTGTAATATCCAATGGAATGCCAAGTTCCACAACATCAGGTGATGAATCAAGGACAATAAAACACTCTGAACCTGCTAACCCTTTCTTAGCAAGATCATTTACTGTTTCAATACGTTTAAACCAGTTTTGAGATTTAATGTACTCCAACACCGATTGTTGAGTGTATTCATTAAACGTTTTTTCTAACTCCTCATTTGAGTCTGGCGTTAACAACAATGTATCAGCTTCATGTCCATTTAATTTGTTAACTAAATTTTTCGCTTTTCGGATATCAGCAACGATTTCTTTACCAGCCTTGTCCTTCCATTTGGTAGATGTGCCCGCCTCGTTTTGTGGAGTTGCATATACTTGAATACCCACCGCATCTGTTAATCCTTTAATGCCGTGTGTTTTATCACCAGAAAAAGCGACTTGATTTTCCTTTTCTGCAATTGCCTTACGTACTGTATCTGCTTTTGTTACATCAATTGGGCGTCCTGCCATTTGAGCCTCACGTACTTCCTGTACGCTGATATTAAAAGCAGCAGCAATGGAATAGATTTTAACTGTTTCTTCTGTTAAATCTGCATCTACTAAAGGTACATCAGTTGCACCAGGAGCGAGGATTTTAGCAGCCCCTGAACGTGTTAATACATCGTAGCTATACGTTTTTGCCCCTGCTGGAATATCAGTTTTTACAGTAAAAATAGATCGTGCCTTTAATTCTGATGCGTGTGGTTCATACACACGCTTATCAATTGCGTTTAAGTCTTGTGGGCGGATTAAAGCATCTCCGCGATATGATTGAATTGTCATGTAAAGTTTCCCCCTTAAGGTAAGTTAATTTCGATTTCGACTAATTGATTTGCTGCAGCGTTAGCTTTAAACACAGCACCATTGATGGCTACTGCCCCATCTACCGTAAATTTTTGAGTTGTAGGATCTACTTTAACAGCTTGGCCATTGATTACGTCGCCACCAGCCATAACAAAGATACGTCCACGTTTTACAATCGCTGCTGGTTCGCCTACTGGATAGTTTTGATCGTCTTTCTTTTCTACCCAATCATGGATATTTTGTGCTAATGCGATACCAATTACGGTACCACCTGTAGCAATTGGTTTAATCGCGGTGCCTGTGGCATTAAGTTGTACTGCTGCACCAAAAGGTACTTTTGCTTCTACTGCGTAAGTGTCTGCTGTGTAGTCTTGGTAACTTGATAACTGACCGGCTTTCCCTGCTGGTTGCATATAATCAGGATAATTAGTAATAGGCATGTAAATTCCTCCTATGAACGCATGTTCAAGCGTTTATTTTTTAGTTCTTCTAAATCTTTGTTTCCGCTAGTATCACCAGTGTAAGCACTATTAGTTCCTGTGCTTGAGAAACCGTTTGATTGTACTTGCTCAACAGTTGCATCAAAAAAGGCGTTGATATAGTCGTCTGACTTACCATCACCTTTAAATTCTGCCTTTGCAGTTGATATAACAGCCTCTTTAATCTCTCGCTCTGATTTACCTGTAAAATCAAATGAATCGCCTAGAATAGGCTGTGACGCATTAATTAAAGCTACTCTTTCTTCTACTTTCTTATCTAATTCATCAGCAGAAAGAGATTTTTCTTTTAAGCTAGCAATCTCTTGATCTTTTGCTTTTAATGTCACATCTAATGCATCAAGGCGCCCTTGCAGCGCATCTGCACTATCACCTTTCACCTTCGCTGTTTCCTCTTTTGCTTTTAATGCATCGATATAAGCTTTTACTGCTGGGTCTACCTCATACTCTGTACCTTCAATTTTGATTTTTGCCATCTTAGTGTTTCCTCCTTCTTTTTCATCAATTTGCCATGCGTCTGAGTCAGAACGTATAGCAACTTCAGGGCCTGCACGACCTTTTTCTACGATTGCAATGTGATTAATTTCAACATTACGCTGAACATATTCGTACTGATCACCGTTATATGTTCCACTTTCTGCAACAACATCCGATAAGAAACCGATACTGATTTCATTGTAACCCTCATGAATTTTTTCAATAAGTGTTTTATCCGTCACAGTCAATGAGATATAGAGTTTGAAGTCCTCCACACGCGAATCTGTGTGACTCATACCTTTCGCATAGGTTTGATAATTATCAATAGTTACTGGTTCATTTGGGTGACCATCTGTTACAGGTTTGGATCGTGCAGAATAAATAGTACGGTCACTAAAAATATCCTCAGGTAGTTTGGCCTCCATTTGAACTGTGCCATCTTGTCGTTGATACGGAAAAACACCAGGACGGGTAATCGGTACGTTTACCGTTAAATACCCTTCTGGTGTTTCCATGTAGTCTTTTATATAAGATGTGTCGTAGCGTTGTAGTTTCAATGTTTCACCTCCTCTCTATAACCAAATTCAGTCTAAAAAAGATTTACCACCGATAAGCTTCTCTTGGGTTTACATGAAAACTATTTGCCGAAGAAAACCCATCAAGATCTGGAAATAAAGTTTCTTTTCTTATATCAAATGTTTCAATTAATACTTTCCTAGACTGCTTTTTCAACTCTGGTGAAATTGCAATAAAAACATTTTCACCTTCTGTTGGAATTTTCAAACTACCCATATTACTCTTAGATTTATCGCTATATAAAAAAAGCCCATGTTGTGCAGCAATTCTTTTAGAAACAATAGGTGCTTCAATAAGAAGTGGGTGATCATATAAGCTTAAATCTTGCGTTGCTGAATCATAATCCCTTTGATCTTCGTCTAATATTTCCTCCATTCCTCCAAGTTGATTAGTATCTAAACCTAACAACAGTCCGTAATCTTGACTCATATTATTAACACAAAACCATAAAGCAATTAAACTGTTTTTTGAAAAATCAACCAATCTAGTAGCTGCGCCGTGATGTTGTAATTTCGCTAGAAGTTCCATATCGCTAAGTATAATCCCATCTTCATTACCATAGCCTTTATGACGTGCCCTTTTGAGTAATGAACTCTCATAATGGACAATATCACCTTCTTTTATATTTTTATTCCTCAATAACAACCTTCGATATGCACCACTGTCAATTCTCCAATCAATATTAGATTGACCTCGCCATAGTTTAATAGATCGCTTATTATCATAACTCCCACCAATCAATAGCTCAAATAGCTCAAATATATTCTCAGGTTCGTCTAACTGCCCAAATATTGGACTTTCAAATTTTTTCATAAAATCCTCCCTTTATTACAAGGGATATTTTAACATATAAACAAATATTTAATCATCATTAAAAACAGGAATCGCAACACATCTACAACGATAATCCTCACCAGGCAATACCTCCCTACCATTTACCGTGGGTGGATCATCATATGAAAATACCTTACCGCTAAGCTCCTTATGCGATTTTCTCACACGTTCATCAGAAGCATCATACCAAGTGAATTTTTCAATTCCGATATTCTGATGGCGTTGAGCTGTCATTTGTCCTAAGATGGTACCTGCTTGATCAACAGCAATAAACTGCGCCTTATTCTTAGAAATTTCGACTTCTTCCACAAGCTGCTCACGTATTTGTTTAATCGAGCGCCCTTCATTCACACCATCACGAACAACATTCTCAACACTAGTGAAATAATCTTCATGGATAGTTTTGATATAGCCTACATTTTCTGAAATTTTTGTTTGCAGGAAATCCTTTAACCATGGTTCTGTAGCTACAAGGTCTATCCCCTTTACCTTCATTTGTTGCTCAAGGTTATGACGATTAAAGCGATTGATGTTCTTTACGAAAGTTGATGCTGGGAGTTCACTTCGCGTAGTCGAGAAAATCTCACT